TCATGGCTAAAGAAGTAACAACAATTTCTCCGGAAGGACTTGAAGTAGCGAACTCGTACCTGACTCTTGGTAATATTAAGGGGGTTTGCCAAGAACTAATGGTCGATGAAAAGAAGGTTGTGGATATACTAAATCGACGAGAAGTCAAAAAGTATATCGACACTGTTTACCTCGATACGGGGTATAGAAACAAGAATAACATCGGGTCCTTATTGGATGAGATGATTCAATCAAAGCTTGATGAAGCACAGGAAAGTGGTGTGTACTCCAGCAAAGACTTAGCTGACTTATTACAAATGGCACATAAAATGCGTATGGATGAAATCAAAGCTCAAGCAGAGTTAGATAAAGCATCCGCTTCTACTGTTCGGAATCAAACAAACGTTCAGATAAATGATGGCGTACCATTTGGTCAGGGTAATTACGGCAAGTTAATGGACAAACTTATAAATGGAACAACAGCCTGATCTTAATGAACTATACACACGATTTTCAACTCATGAAGCCCAATGCGAAGAGAGATGGAAAACTATATTTGGCCGCCTTGAAGGTATAGAGGCAAAAATGGATAGACTACAGTTTTTATTGCTGGGAGCAACAGGAACTGTAATCATATTCTTAGGAAGTATAATACTCACACTACTAAATTAGTAGTCGACGTTCCCCGAGAGCGTAGAGATAAGATGTGGAGCCAATCACAGCCGCGGTGGCGGCTTTTACTGCTATAAAGTCAGGGATTCAAGCTGGCCGTGAATTACAAGATATGGTCGGAGAACTAGGAAAACTCTGGGGAGGGTTAGATACCGCCAGAGCTTCTCATACGCAGAAACGAACTAAAGCTATGAGAAATGAGTTCGTTAGTGTTGAAGAAGAAGCTTTAAAAACCTTTGCAGACAAACGCAAAGCAGATGAAATTGAAAAAGAGTTGCACCAATTCATTCTTTATACTTTAGGTGCAGATGCTTGGGCACAGTTAATAGAAATTCGTGGACAGGTTAGAAAGCAGCGACAGGAACAAGCCGCAGCAGCCCTCAAGCAAAAGAGGAAAATTATTGACGGAATACTCATCGCAGCCGCTGTTATATTTAGTGGTTTTGCCATATATTGGATGGGTTACATAGTAATAAATAAAGGTTTCTGATGAAAGAATTTTGGGAGAAATTTGGTGATTGGAGAGGTAGCGGCCGTTATCAGTGCGTTGAAAGCACTGAACGACGGTATCAACACTATAAGAGAATCGGCAGGAAATGCAGGAGACTTACAAGCTATTATTGGTAAATTCGCTGGAGCCTCCGAACAGTATCAAAGCGTAGAAAAAGCAAAAGCAGGTCGAATGAGCTATAAAGAAGCTCTTGCAATGGAAAGTGCAAAACGGCAGCTAATAAATTTTGATAGACAATTAAAAGATATTTGTCTAATGCAGGGTCAAGGCGACCTGTATAAATCAATAAAGAACAGGATGGAAGAGTCCCGTTTAGCCCATGAAAAAGAAGTAGCTCGTATAAAAATTAGACGACGAGAGATAGCAAAATGGATGGGGTGGGTTTTAACAGCAGTATTTACTTGGATAACAGGAATGGGAATACTGTGGCTTATAGTCGCAATAGTCCAAGGATAAAGGAGAAAGTTATGTGTGATGTATGCAAATGCGATCCTTGTGAGTGTCAGAACGATGCCTAAAGGAAAAGGAACGTACGGAGCCACGGTCGGGCGTCCTAAAAAGAAGAAAAAGCGTGGTAAGAAGAAAAAAACTATTTAAAAGTTTTAACAAAGTAATGAAAAGTGGTACATTACTTCAAGCTTTAAAGACTCTAACAAAGAAAGGCTCTAAGAAAGAGCAAAGACGAAAGGAGCGTAAAGTATGAGTGATTTGGATAGATTTCAAGGAGATATGTCCCGTAACGAGGTTGAGTTAGACCTTAGTAAGTTTATGGAACTACTCCAAGAACAGTCTGCCCTAAAAGATAGGATTCGTGAGTTAGAAGATATGGAAACTCGTAACCCTTGGCAAAAATTCATTTTTATGGCACAAGCTGTAGATGCATGGAGAATATTCCCACGAGTATTTTTAAGTGTGTACATTTTCTTACTATACTACAGTACAATGTGGTTCATGGAATTACCAGAACCTAACCTAGAGCAATCAGGACTTATATCAGTAATTGTAGGTGCCGGTGCTGCTTGGTTTGGTTTATATGCCGGAACCAGTAAAGGAAAAACCGACCACTAGAGGTTCATCATGGCAGTAGAGATTAGCAGACGGGATGTAATATCCAACGAGCTACTAGAGTTACAATCTGAGACAAGGTTTCTTAAATTACCAGTAGACCCATATTTGGAGCTACTCGGCGTGACGCCACTTGCTAGTCAGGTGGCGATCATCAACGCGATCAACAATCCGAAATACCGTTTTGTATGTGCGGCTGTATCGAGAAGGCAGGGTAAAACCTACATCGCAAACATAATCGGGCAACTGGTATCATTGGTTCCCAACTCTAACATACTCATTATGTCCCCAAACTATGCCTTGTCTCAGATTTCTTTTGATTTACAGAGAAATCTGATCAAGCATTTTGATTTAGAGGTTGCAAAAGACAATGCAAAAGACAAGGTTATTGAACTTACAAATGGCTCAACTATACGTATGGGAAGTGTTAATCAAGTTGATAGTTGTGTTGGGCGGAGTTACGATCTTATCATCTTTGACGAGGCCGCTTTGGCTGATGGAAGAGACGCCTTCAATGTTGCCCTTCGACCGACGCTCGATAAAGATAACTCAAAAGCCATCTTCATAAGTACACCAAGGGGGAAGAATAATTGGTTTTCAGATTTTTTTCACAGAGGATATTCCGATGAATTCTCGGAGTGGGCGTCTATTCGTGCTACTTATAAGGATAATCCGCGTATGTCTGAAAGCGATATTGCGGAAGCTAGAAAATCAATGTCCGAGGCCGAGTTTAGGCAGGAATACGAAGCTGACTTCAATACTTATGAAGGTCAGATCTGGAACTTTAATTACGAGGACTGTACCGGCAACTTTGAAGAGCTTGACACGTCCAAGATGGATGTCTTTGCGGGACTGGACGTGGGTTACAGAGACCCTACGGCCTTTTGTGTAATTGCCTATGACTGGGATGAAAAGAAGTTTTACTTAGTGGCTGAATACTTAGATGCCGAACAAACTACAGAAAAGCATGCACAGGAAATCAGTCGTATGATTGATAAGTGGGATATAGATTACATTTATATTGATTCCGCTGCACAGCAGACCCGTTTCGACTTCGCTCAGAATTATGACATTTCCACCATTAACGCGAAGAAGTCAGTTTTAGATGGAATAGCACAGGTTGCAGGGATAGTTGATAATGATCAATTACTTGTTGAACAGACTTGTAAACAAACACTTTCTGCGCTAGATCAATACCAATGGGACCCCAATCCAAACCTAATGAAAGAGAAACCGAAACACAATTATGCATCTCACATGGCCGACGCGTTAAGGTATGCATTATACTCATTTGAGACTTCGGCAACAAGTTTCTAGGATACCTGGTCAAAAATAATTATTGACATAGTATCTTAAAGTAGATATAATTCTCTTACTGAAAAATTAGAAAATCTGAAACCCAATGGCCGAACTCAAACGTGATATAGTAAAATATATTCGAGATAAAGCGAAGAATAAGTACGAGAAAGGTTCGGAGTGTTACATTTGTGGAGTAATGACCAAACTTGATTTTCACCATTACTACACTTTAGCACCTTTAGTCCATAGATGGATTAAGAAAAATAAATTAGATCCAAAGTATATTCTTGCAATAAGAGAAGATTTTATAGAGGAACATCACGACGAGCTTTATGTACATACTGTTACTCTATGTCATCATCATCACCGACAACTTCATAAAGTATACGGCAGAGACCCTGGCTTAGGAACAGTACATAAGCAAAAGCGTTGGGTAGAGATTCAAAGAGATAAAAATGGCATGGTATGATAGATTCTTAGGAAGGCAAGACGAGGAAAAACTCAATCCTTCCCAGTCTCTTATGGGAGGCGATGTACAAACCACTAGAGAACCTGTTGTCAGTTATGAAAGACAATATGAAGAACTAGAAATTGTCAATCGTGCCGTAAATATGATAGTTGATGACACAGCAGAAATTCCTTCTACAATTCAAGGATCAGCACGACACAACGGAATTATAAAAGGTATTAAAAGAGCTAAGGTTGATACATTACTTAACTATGAGCCGAATCTTTTTCAAGATATTAATACATTTAAAAGAAACCTAGTTACAGATTTTATTTTAGACGGAAACATTTTTGTTTACTTTGATGGGGTACACTTATACCATCTACCCTCAAGCAAGATGTCAATACATTCAAGTAGTGATACGTATGTTGAAAAGTATACTTTTTCAAACGACATAGATTATTCTCCAAGTGAGATAATACACATAAAAGAAAATTCCTTTTTCTCAATTTATAGAGGAGTCCCTCGATTAAGCCCCGCTCTTAGAACAATGCAACTCATTGCGTCTATGAGAAAGTTTCAAGATAATTTCTTTAAAAATGGGGCAGTACCTGGACTAGTTTTAAAAAGTCCTAATACTTTATCAGAGAAGATTAAGGACAGGATGATACAATCTTGGCAAGTAAGATATAAGCCTGATGCAGGAGGCAGAAGGCCATTAGTTTTAGATGGTGGAATAGAAATAGATCAAATCTCAAACGTTAATTTTAAGGATTTGGACTTCCAAAGCGCAATAGCAGAAAATGAAAAGATAATACTGAAGGCGCTAGGCGTACCTCCAATCATGTTAGACTCAGGTAATAATGCTAATATACGACCGAACATGCGATTATATTACTTAGAGACTATACTACCTATAGTTAGAAAAATTAACTTTGGTTTTGAAAGATTTTTTGGATTTAGTGTAAAAGAAGATGTTACTAATATTCCAGCGTTACAACCAGAATTACGTGATCAGTCCCAGTACTATACCTCTCTTGTAAATGGCGGTATTATAAGTGTAAATGAAGCAAGAGAGCAGTTAGGTTTTGAACCTATGGATGGACAAGATGACGTAAGAGTTCCAGCTAACATTGCTGGAAGTGCAGCAAACCCAGATGAAGGCGGAAGACCCGTTGAAGAAGAGGAAGAAGAAGAATAATGGCAGGATCATCTAAACAAAAGAAGCAAATGGCCGTAACAATGGCAATGTATTTTGCAGAAAAAGGGTATTTAGTTACTCCAAAAGAATTTTCAAGTGACCCGCTTAGACCCCCTATGCTAAAGATTGCAACAGTTAAAAAAATCTTTAATTCATGGTCTATTATGGTTGCTTATACCAAATCGTTTTGTCCCGAGCTTATGAGGGGGCTAACTGATGTAAGGCCTAAAGAAGATACGGTTGACCCGTTGAAAGAATTACAGGCAAAGACCGCAGACGCGGAAAATGAGGGGGATGATGGAGAAGATATTTAATCTCACCTCTACTTTTAAGTCTCATACTGATGAGGATGGAAGTGTTAAAATCAGAGGTATGGCTAGCACAGCAGAGTTTGATCGCGCGGGCGATTCTATCTCAGCTGATGCGTGGACTAAAGGTGGATTGAAAAATTTTGAAAAGAATCCCATAATTCTTTTTAATCATGACTACAATAGACCCATTGGAAGAGCGACTGCTTTAAAAGCAACTGCCACGGGTCTAGAAATGGAGGCTAAAATCAGTAAGGCCGCCAAAGATGTAGTAGAGTTAGTTAAAGACGGTGTTCTTGGAGCCTTTTCTGTTGGTTTCCGAGTCAAGGACGCTGATTACTTAGAGGAAACCGACGGATTAAGAATAAAGGACGCTGAATTGTTCGAGGTATCGGTAGTATCTGTACCGTGTAACCAGACAGCTACTTTTTCACTGGCGAAATCATTTAACTCTATGGATGAGTACGATGATTTCAAAAAAACTTTCACTAATAGTGACGGGGCGCAAGTCCAAAAGGAGATAACGATGTCTGAAGAGACACAACAACCCGTTGACTTGGA